CTCAAAAGCTTTCTCGTTGAGCGTAGAGGCTAGCACCAGCTCCTCGCCTTTCTCCTCCTTCTCGTCTCGTCTGACTAGCTCTAGCTTCATATTCCGCAAGAGGAAGTAGGAGACGAGGTTAGACATACGCCAGACAAATGTGTTGGTGCTCTCGTATGTTTTCATCTTTGTCAGGTCGGGTGTCCTTACATACGACTGCGGGAAGGTAACAAGCAGACTGCCGTTGTCACCATTGCCTACGATAACGTCGTTGTCTATGTGGAAAAAGCGTCCGCTCGTAGAGACACGTATAGGTGCATTCGTCACGGGCGGTATCGGGAAGGTCAACGTATCGTTGTGCGAGGCACGGGCTTCGCTTTTGATGTTGAACATTGGGTTGATACCGTGCAGGGTGTAGTTGCGGACGGGCTTACTCCACTTACCAAGCTTGACCTCTGCATACGGTATTAGTAGATAGGCGTTCGTTTCGCTCTTCGCTACCCAGCGTGTTTGAAAGCGAAATGGGTCAGAGGGGTCTGCTATCTGTAGCCTCATAAACCCTCCCTCAAAGGTGCTATTGACTAGCTTGTAATCTCCACAAGTTACCTCAGCCGTCAGAAACAGATTCTGAACGCCTTTGATATACTTGCGAATCTTGTCGTACTTCTTCTTGTCAAACGCAAATTGCTTAAATGTAGCCCGCTGAGTACTCATATCTGCGTCTCGCTGGTACGGGTTATATCCGTTGTCTAGTAGCAACTCTAGCGAGAGTGCGAGGAAATACTCACTAGATGTAGAGAGGTCTACTTGCGGGAGCTGAAACTCTTCTGTCCACACTGCGGGGTACTCCTTGAGGTCAACGGGGTAGAAGTCCTTGACATCGTTCCAGTCATCAAAGACATCTACATTCTGTCCCTTGTACTCCTCAAAGTGTAGCAGGGTAAAGGGTCGTACATACACCGCTACGCCTCTATCGCTTGTGGATACGCTCCCGCTCTTGGTACGGTATGCGTAGTTACTGCGGTCGGTGCCGTCTCCTAGAGAGATAGGCTTGTTGAGCCGTGCGCTGTAAGTAAAGGTACAGGCGGTCACATCGGTCACCTTGTCGTTAAGGTCTATGAGGTTGATATCTCTACCCCCTATACTCTCCATATCGGACTTGCCTAGCGAGGTGTCCGTGTCGGTGTCTATCGTTAGCGTCAGGCGGTTGTACGTCTCGGTCGTCTCTATCGTTGCATCGGCACCGCTTGCCTCTAGTAGCGAGTACTGCTTATCGTTCGCTAGCGTCTCGTGGTCAGCCAGCGTATAGTCGCCCGTGGTCGTCTGCCACAAGTGCAGATTGAGCGCCTTGAGGATATCCTCTAGCACGCTCTGCACATCGGTCTCGTCCTCGGGTCTGTCCTTGTCGTTGTGCCAATGACTGAGGTCGATTATTGCATCGCAGATGTTGCCCGTAGATACGCCCTGCATATCGGACGGGATACTACTTATCTCCTCACGAGCTACGTACGAGTACACACCGCTAGTGATGATTCCCTCTAGTTTGCTAATATCTAGGCTGGCTATCTTACCAAGGCTCGCCAGTAGGTTGTGTGTACTGGTCGTTGTGCGGATAGTTAGCTTGCCCTCGTTGTCGGGATAGATTGCATCGATGCACTTCTGCACAAAGCCCTTGATGGTATAGACCGTGCGCTCCCCACAAGCATCGGACAAGCGTGTCCTGCCCAGCACACCGAAGTCAGAAAAGACAAGGTCGGTAGCGTAGCCGTATTTGTAGCTATATGGTTCGTGCCACTGCTCACCGTCTAGCATACCTCGCCACACAACAGCCCCGCCACGCTTGAGTTGACAATACACCTCTCTATCGTTACTAGAGGCGAGCCACTCATAGCATCGGTCGCTATCACTGTACAGCGATACGTGGAGCTGGCCTGCGTGCAGACCGTGTGTGATACTATCGCCACTGGTCGCTGTGGAGACGGTCAGGCTGTCAGCTATCATCTTGACCTCTTCCAGTGTGCGCTCTTGGTCGTAGCTGTATATGGTTAACTCTATAGGCTCACCGCCTAGCGTGTAGGTCTGAGTGATGTATGTTGGTAGTAGTGTCATCTCTTACTCTGTCTTGTTTCGTTATGGATACTCGCCACAAGGTCGCGACCTCTCACACGTAGCTCACCCGTGACGGTGACCTGTTGCGGTGTAGCAGTTGCGTTGCGACCTTGAAAGCCTTTGGCGAGGTCTTGGAGCCACGCTTGATGTTCGCTCGTCAGTACGCGCTCGCCCTTGTTTACTCGTATCAGCGTGCGGTCACCCGTTGGCGAACCAAAGTCCACGAGACCACCTTGTGCAAAAGCTCCTAGCCCTCGTACACCTGCTATCAGTGCCGTGTAGCCTGCTATCTCAGCCGATGCAAGCGCCTGCCCGCCAGGGACAAATGCGTAGCGGGCGGAGATGATAGCGGCCATCTCGGCCATCTTAGCACTCTGCACTGCTTGAGAGGTTGCCACTTCGGCAGCACTTACCGCTATGGCGGTTGCCTCGGTCGCCTGCTTGGCGGTGTCTAGTGCCGTTGTGGTTGCCGTCACCGCTTCGATAGTCTCGCTCAGCGTCTTAAAGGTCTTGATGAGCGAGAGGATACTATCCACGATACTAGTGATGGACGAAAAGGTCGCGAAGAGCTTCTCTAGTCCGCTTGCGTCATCGTCCTCAAAGACTGAGCGTAACTGTTTGAAAGCTCTCACGGCTCCTCTTGTGGCACTCGCTACACTCTTGATACCTTGGTAGGTCTGTGTAAAGCGCTTGTCCTGTAGGTCTGCGAGGTCTTTCTGTATCGTATCTAACTTGATGAGGTCTTCTAGCGACTTCGCCTTTGCTTTGGCGTTGACCAGTAGTTGCTCGGCCTCTTTGTTACCTAGCTTGATGGCTTCCTCTAGCGCCTTGATATATGTCTTTAGAAGCTCGAGGTTCTCCTTTTCTATATCTGGTGCCTTCTTCTTGTAGTCGTACGTTGCGTCCCTTACGGGTTCCTTAGGAAGTGGCACGTATGTAGCACGAGACTCACGTAGTTGTGTTATTTCTTTCTTCTGAGCATCTGTTAGGTCGCCCTCAGCTGATAGACGGTTGATCGTTTCTGTGATTAGCTCTGCTACGAGCGTGTTATACTCGTCTAGCTTGAGCGTGCCGTTTTGGAGACGATTGTCGTACTCTCCTAGTTTCTTATAGTGCTCATCTCGTATCTTTTGGTAGATAGCCGTCTTCTCAGGTATGAGCCGTGCATTAGCGTCTTTCCAGCTTGGTAAGGACTTAGCACCCTCGCCACGTAGCTTAACGACAGAATCTATATAGGTCTTGGCCGCATCACTCTCAGCTTCTCTCAGCTTCTTACCTGTGATACGACCCATCTTATGCAAATTGCTAGCCTCCTTGAGACTCTTGCGGTATGTTTCCTCAGCTTCAGCTACGGTACTACCCTTTTTAGTGCGCTTGCCTGCTCCGCTACCGCTAGTCTTCTTGTCCTTTCCTAGCTCACTATTTATTCTTTTATTTAGGGCTTCCTTTTCCGCAAGAGCTTCAGCCTTCTCTCTACGACCTTCTGCTGTATTGAGGTCCGCCTCTTCTATTATTTTGTCTAGCTCTTGGATACGATGCTTCATCTTGGAGATGGTGACCTTGCCATCGTCTTCATCTGGGCCACTCTTCTCCTTCTCCACCTTCTCCTTGATAATACCTCGGCTCTCCTCGTCTAAGAGCTTCTGACGCTCGTCGCGTATCTTGAGAGCGTCTGCATACGCTTTTGTCGGGATGGTCGTTTGTACTTGATCGTACATGGGAACGGGAGCTCCTCCTGAGCCAGTCATATATCCGACAATCTGATTCTTCGTCTGATATTTTTCCTTCTCCCCACTTTCAAACTTTGCCACCTCCTTCTCAGCCTGTACGACTAGGTCTGTGAGGGCTTTTACCTTGGCTTCTTGTTTGAGTAGCCGTATACGCTCGTCAATGGCTTTGTTGATTGCCTTTTGATTGGTCAGCTCGGTACCTAGTACCTCGTTGATTTGCGCTTGGACCTTCTTGCGCTCCTCCTCGGTCGTTTTAGCATCGTTCAGGAGACGCTGGAGCTTCTCTAGATCAACTATCTCAGAGGTTCGAGTAGCTTCGGCTATTGCCTTGTTGACCTCTTTCTGCGCTCTCTCTACAGCGTGTAGCTCGCGCCACCAAGCACGAATCTTCTGAAAGATTTCTCCGACTGCAGCGAGGAGCATTCCAAATACAACAGCAGAGAGTACCGACTTAAGTACAGCTCCAATACCACGAATAACGTCCTTGACCATAGTGCCAAAGGCCGCCCAGCGTCTCTGACGCTCTAGGAGGGCTAGCTTCTCTTGCCTAGCTTGTTGCTCTAGAGCTACTTTATTCCTGCGCTCCTGCTCAGTTACCTGCGCTTTGTGGATTGCGTTCTGCTGGTCGGTGAGACGCTCGGACAGCACTTTGCGCTTGCTTGCCAAGGATTGCTCCATCTGTAGCTGACGGTTGGCCAGCTCTACCTTAGCTTTAGCGGTACGCTGAGCAAGTCTCTCGCTAGACTGTGCGTACGCTTTGTCGCGCTGGAGCTGTGCCGTGCGTAGTCGGTCGTGCCTACGTTTCTCGCGCTCGGTGTCGCTCACCTTGAGCTTGTCGCATCGCTCGTTGATGCGGGCGACCTGCTGTGCGTAACGCTTGTCTATCTGAGCAAGGCGAGCCTTGTGCGCCGCCTCTTCGGCCTCGATTCGCTTCTGACGGTTAGAGATATAGGAGAGGTCACCTTTCTTGGGTTGTATGCTATAGAGCGCGTTCTGAGTGTCAAACGCTTTACCCTGCATCTTAGCCATAGCGGTGTTGTACGACTGCACACTCTGCTGATAGAGTGCCTCCTCCTTGGCTATCTCAGACTGGAGGGAGGCCACCTGTGCTTTCTTGCCGTTGACTATCTTGTTAAAGGCTTTGGTTAGCTTACCGCTAAAGCCTGCTCCTGCTATAGCTCCTACTACTGCTAAGAAGTGGTTCTTGAGGAGGTCGAGGAAGCCGATGACGCTGTCCACGATACCTTTCATCTTGCTGGTTATATCCCAGTCGATGACTATCTCACGGAGCTTATTGCCAAGACGGTTATACGAGGTCTCTAGGTTGTCTAGGTCTGGCGTACCGCTCAGCTCACGGAGGTTCTTAACGAAGACGCCCATCACCTCGGCTGAGTTGATGGCACCCGCTTTAAGCTCTTTCTGTAGCGCTTTGATTGTTCCGTCTGTGCCGTTGACCTCTCCCACGGCACGCGCCATTGCGGTCATAGCGGTAGGGATACGCTCGCCTAGCTGTCGTCTCAACTCCTCTGCACTGACTACGCCCTTACCCATCATCTGCTCTACGGCAAGGAAGGCGAGGTTAGCGTCGGCACTGGATAGACCAAAGGAGCTGACCGCCTGCGTCAACCCTTGGAAGATATCCTTAACAGTGTCTATCTCAACACCTGCGCCTCGGGAGGCAGCCAGAAACTTACCAAAGCTTCGCTCTAGGTTGTTGATGCTCTGACCGTACTTGTTACCTAGCTCTATGAGCCACCGCTCGCTCTCGGCAAACTCGCGTGCGTCTGTACTGACGTTCTTGAGCGTAATGCGGGCGCGGTTAGTCTCACGGGTTACCTCTTTGAGCTTGTTGATAAAGCTCACGATGGCAAAAGCTCCGCCCGTGATAGCCGTGATGAAAGAGGAGACCTGCAAGTACAAGCCTCGGATTGCCGTCTGTGTCTGAGCAATGCCTGTGTCTACACCGTCCTTGACGAGCTTGAGGACGATAGGGAGATTTAGTCTGGCCATAGGGGTCTAGTGAAGTAATTGTTCTAGTAGGTCTAGTAGCACTAGTGCCTCTAGTGGCACTAATTGCTGGCGAATGCCTTAAGTCGAGCTTGGTTCCATTCGGAGGTGTCTTCGTCTGTTCGTTTGGTGGTACGGTCGTTATCGTCCCACGCAAAGGGTAGGAGGTCTTCGGGGCGCTTGATTTGCTTGCTGTCTATGTGCGGTAGGAGACCCATATAAGTCCATAGGCGCTCACGCTCTAGTCGCTGTTGCCTCTTGCGCTGGGTAGCGTCTATGTAGATAGTCAGCTCCCACAGCTCGGCACGCTCTAGCAGGTAGTCAGCAGGTACAACGCTCTCGGTCAGTAGCTCGGTCACTACGTCCGTAAGCGTTCTAACCTCTGCCTCCTCACTAACCTCTAACCTCTCATCTCTACTATCTAGCCCGCTGTACTGCTGTAAGCTCGCTAGCTCTCTGGCTAGCGCTTGCGCCTCCTTGGCCATAAAGGCCGATGCTCCTAGAGTAGTCCGTGACCACTCCTCGAGCGTATAGCGGGTGTAGGCTTCGGGTGTTGTACAATAGATTAGGGTAGCCCCATCGGGTTCATCGGCGAAGATGCTACGACCCAAGAGACGCTCGTAGCGAAGTAGGTCACGGACTGTAATCATAGTTGGTTATTGTAACTCCGCCCCGTGGCTAGCGCTGGACACCCCGTATTTGTGCCTCTCGTCTAGACCTGCGGGACGGAATACATTCACTAACTTTCTATTAAGCTGCCTCGCCTAGGGGCTTGCCTGTCCCATCAAGGAGGGGGCCAGTACCCTTCAGTTCACAAGAGAAGCTCTCATACTCACCGTGTGCGGACTTCTCGTTGAGCTTGGTAATGATAGCGTCGCCTTGGTAGTTGACCTTGCCCTTTGTAAAGGTCTTGGCTCCTGTAGTATCTATACCACGGACTACTTCACAAGCCTCGATGCGGACGGGCTTACGCTTGGCGAGTGCCTTCATAAGTGCGTCCTTAGACTCGTGCCCCGTAGTAATAGAGGTGAGCGCCTCGATAGAGATAGACCAAGAAATCTTTCCTGGCATAGAGCTATCGTAGTCGCCACTCATCTTTGTAGATACGTCCTTCGTGTCTACGCTCGTGTCTAGCGTGTGACTGGTCGTGTAAGCGATGGGGAGGTCACCGATGAATATCATCAGCTCTTCACCTTTTCTGAGGTCTATTGCCTCACTGTAAGTAACTGCCATAGTTGTTGTGTTTTGATTTGTTTGTGTTGTTGTACTTGGGTCTGGCATAGTTGTATTGCCTTATTTAATTGCGTACTCTAGGATTTGGACGAACTTGCCCTCGTGGAGCGTCTCGCCACTGTCTTGTATCGTGATGGTTACACCACCCGTACCGTACTGCTCTTCGTGTATCTTGGTCAGCTGGCGGTCTACTGCCTCGGCTATATCTAGCCCTCTAGCGTAATCGTCACTGTACACCTCGATAATCACGCTGGTCGTATACTCTAGTATGGAGAACTTCGTCTCCTTCGCCTTGTAACTACTGCGGGTCAGTATCACAAAGTCGCCCTCTGTCTCAGGCGCTAAGACGGGGTAGATATGCTCTCCCACGAGCGTCTGCATCTCCTCAGAGGCGAGCAAACGCTCACGGATATACTCAGCCAAGCGCCACTTAGGCGTGTTGTTGTCAAAGTGTACTTTCATAGCTTGTTGAATCTCTCAGTGATACCCGTGACGGCAATTTCCTGCGCCTTGGCACCGCTACCTGTGAAGGTGTCGCGCCAGAAGTAACTGGCGGGCATACGACCCGTGAAGCGTCCTGTACTGCGCTGGAAGCGTGCGTTAGTACCTCTATCGTGGAAGTGGGCGTGGTTAGCATAGCTCCCAAGCCCTGCGATAGAATCCGCTTTCTCACGCTTGCTCTTGGCGGTAAATCCCCACAAGAGACGAGTGTTGCGTCCGTGATGGTGCCCTTTCCAGCGCCTGAGATACTCAGCTCGTCCCTGCTCTTTGAGGTACTTAGCTCCTTGCAGGAAGCCTGCCTCAACGCGTGGGTCTTTGTGCATCATAGCCACCTTCCCAAGCACGTCCGTCACCCGCTGTAACTCACTGCGGGGTATGGTCATTGTCATCTTCATAGGTTCACGCGCTCTGTGTAAAGGGTTATACTGCGGTCTCGCTGGTTGTAGTCTTTCATTGTGATACGGAAGAGTATACCTCTGTAGCGTACGCGCTCGACCCTCTCGGCCATTGGCGAGTAGCGGATAATAAAGCGCGCTCCCATAGGGTCCCACTCCTCCTTGCCGACTATCCCGTCTCGGTCATAGCGGTATATCATTCGGAGCTTGCTACAGCGTACCGTGGCGAGCGTGCGCCAATGCTTGCGAACTGCTCCGCTGGCATCTTGCACACGCTCCTCAGCGAGTAACTCGATACGCTCTCTTAGGATACCTGCTCTCATCGCTCTAGTCGGTAAGGTAGTATCAGTGCAGAGAGCGTAAAGGGCACCTCTGCGGTGCGTGTCGTCTCGCCCTCACGATGTGCATACAGACGGGCACACTCGATAAGGATAGCGTGACGGAGCGGTGCGGGTAGTCGTCCCTCAGCGGTCAAGACCTCTTCGTAAGGACGATTTATCCACAGCTGGACAGCCTCCTCGCCCACCTCTATGAGGTGAGTGAGGTAAGCGTCCTCGTCGGCATACTCAATATTGAGTTGCGCCTTGAGCTCATCTAGTGTGACGTGCTGTGCCATGGCTGTTAGCTACTGCCTACGCTCCTGCCTTGGCCTTGACTGCGACAAACGCATCAGGTAGTAGGAGCTTAGCATCGATATCGGTGTTAAGCGTAAAGCGAACTACGTCCTTGTTAGCCTGAGATATCGGGTCGATAACGAGGCGAGGCGTGCCAAACTGAGCCACTGCGAGGTAGTCCCAGCAACCAAAGATGATAGCATCGGGCGTGATGAAGTTCGTAACGATTACGGGGTAACCGTTCATCATATCGTTCTCGATGAGCATCTGAGGATTGCCCTTCTCTACTGGCGTACTCTTGAGTGCACAATAAGCCTTGGCACCCATTACGTAAGCACCCTTCATCTGAGCGGGTACGAAGTTCTTCTCTAGTAGCTTGCTCTCTAGACCGACAACCAACTTGAGATTGAGATCTGCGGGTGCGTACTGAGTAGCCGCATCAATGACGGGCTTCATAGCACTGTCGCCTGCACCGCCTACGGCCGTGCCTGAAAAGATGTACTGGTGGATAGCACGAGTAAGACCCGTACCCATACCCTCTACTATCTCAGTGGGTAGATTGACGTTGCTCTGATTGATGGCCTGTGAGGTAACATCTAGAGAGATACCAACACGCTTGGGTGTCATCTTCTGAGCCGTGAGCGAAATCTTCTTTGAGGTCAGTGCGACTGCCTCACCGACAAACTGTGCATCTAGTGCAGCGATAGATGGGAAGATTGGCTCACCCTGTACATTCATTAGCACCTTACCGCCTAGCTTGTTGAGGACAAACTCCTCGTGGAGCGGACGCATCAACTGCTGGAAGAGCAGGGGCGTGACGGACTTAACATCGGTCGTCATCGTCTCATTAGCTCGTAGCTCTACGGTCTGAGCCTTGCTCTGCTCACGTGCCTCTACTGCCTTAACTAGTAGGTCGCGTAGCTCGTTCTGCTCGGGCTCGGGCTGGAACGGCTTGAGGAGCTTGCTCACCTCCTCCATACGTACCTCTCGGGCGAGGTCTTCATACTCTGCAAGGAGAGTGTCGTACTCCTTGGCACGCTCTTCTGTGAGCTTGCCTGCTTTGCGCTCCTCCTCCATAGTGCGGAGCATCTCGCGCTTCTGAATTAGCGTTTCGTTTTTATTCATACTGCTTGTTGTTATAAGGGTTGATTAAGTTGTTGTATCTATTTCCTAGTTCGGGATAGTCGTTAGCTCGTGGCTCTTCACTATTAGCCGTTGGCTCTTCGTGCGTGGTTGTTGCCTCGGGCTCGGACTCCTGCTTCGTCTGCATCTCTCGGACTGCTACACTCGTATCGCTGTAAGCGGGGTCGGGGGTCAGCGTTATATCGTACAGTCCGCTTATCTTGGTAATCGTGCGTAGGATAGTGCCGTCGGCTTGCTCCTCCATACGGGAGCCACCTTGTGCCACCGTAAAGGCAAAACTGCTACCTGATATATCGCCACGCTTGACTAGCTCTACGGCGGTGTCGCCGTCTGCCGTGCGGGGTGCCATAAAGCGGTACTTCAGCCCGTGGTCGTCTAGCTCTAACGTCAGAGAGCCCTCGCCTTTGTTGCTCCTGCCCAGTACGCGCTCTCTATTGTGGTACAGTAGCGCCTTGACATCGCTACTGGCTATCAGCTCGGGGGTGATAGCTCCTCGCTCGATTATCTCTACAAAGGTGCCATCGCCAAAGTCCCATAGCTCGTTGCTACGGCTATTGAAGACTACGGCATAGCCCTCTACAATGCGGTCGTCTCCGACCATTTTTATCTCGCCCTCTAAGGAGCGTATCTCTCTATTCTTCGGATTCATCACTATCTGTTTTATCGTTGTTTCTAGGACTGCGAGGCGCATTGGGTGCGCTTGGTGCGCTGTCACCTGCGCCATCTAGGCGGAAGACGTTACACGTCATAAAGGCTGTATCACCTCCATCTAGTGGCTCTCGGCCCTCCTTGATTCGGACCTCGTTGGGTGTTAGGATACCGCTACCAACCGCCTTAGCGTAGTACTCACTCCTGTTCTTAAGGTCACTGACGAACACATCGTCTAGGTCGTACTCTAGTTTGTAGTTCCGCTTGACTGACGGGGCTATCAGCTTACAACTCATCTCAGTGCTTATCTGCCTGAGTATCGGGGCTAGTGTCTGCTGGTAGAAGCTTAGCTGGCTCGTAGCGTTGTTTTGATAGGTACTGCCACCGCCACCACTGACGAACACCATATCGGGGTGCACACCAAAGAATCGGCATATATCGTACGGTGAAAACTTGCGGGTCTCTAGCAACTGTGCATCGGCTGGTGTGATGGATAAGGGCTTAAACTCTACAGTCCCTGGCACCTCTACAATGGCCTTGCCACTAGAGAAGTCTTTAGAGAGGCGGTTAGCCACGTTCTCCATAAAGCTATCCTGCACAGCTCCTAGCCCTTGTACCACATTGGCACCCGTTACGATACCGCGCTGGGTATTGCCACTGCTCAGCCCGTCTAGCGTCTGACTATCTGCCGTAGCACTCAGGCTCAGCGTACGGGCTGCATACTGGATAGTAGAGACACCCGTATAGCCACCGTCTAGACTTCTGTTTTTGATATGCACTATTTGGCTCGGCTTGTAGTCTGCCACTATCCCGTTGAGATAATCGTTGACACGATACACACGCTCTCTTCGGTCATAAGTAACGGTACCTGCATCTAGTAGCGTCAGAGCATAGACCTCACCAGCTCGCCAGTGAGGTAGGAGGTAGGCATTACCAAGCAATAACCTCTGAGCCACTACAGCGCCCATAAGGTCAAAGAAGGTCTGCTGGTCGTTAGCCATACCACTAAGCATCTCAGAGGTCGGGCTATCCTCAAACACCTTGAATAGTTCACCACTAGAGCGTCTCTTGTACTTGAGAGGCATCATCGCCACGGTACCACTGAGGATATCCACGCATCGGTAGACTGTTGGTAGGCTCATAGCCTGCTCGGCCGTTTGGATACGCTCAGCTAGCCGTGGGGTGCTATAGTCACACACCTGCACGGTCGGGTCGCTCTCGCGCTTCTCTCGTGGTCTCATACCGACTAGCTGTCGGAGTATCTCTACGGACTTACTCATTGCTTGTACTCTGCTTGTATTGCTTGGTCAGCGTGCGTAGCTGTACTTCTAGTCTCTTTTGGTGCTCGAGGAGTTTGTTGTTGGTCGCTAGGAGCCTTGCATTCTCATCTTTGAGCTTCTCTATCTTGACTTGCATCTCTCCTTGGTTGGCGAGGAGCTGGGCATTGTCCTTGCGTAAGCCAACAATCTCTTCAAACAGGTCGTTAACCTGCTTGCTCAGTAGCGTATTGGTCTCGTTCATCTCTCGCAAAGCCACGGTGCCTGCAACACCGACCTCAATGGCCTGCTTCTTGCGTCCTCGCCAGTATGACCACACGGCACTCACGGCACCGATAATACCTGTTACAATTGTGGTCGCTGTGACTAGTAATATGTCGTTCATTCGTTGTATCGCTATATGTTTCTACCATAAGCATTTTACACCCCCTTTTTAGTACCATTGTCAGACGCTCTGCACATTTTGCATCATCCAGAAGCACATCACATTGGTAATACAGCCGTCTATCTTGCCTAGCGGTTGACGCTTGATAGGCTTTCTATTCTCTAACTTGTCCTCGTCTATCACGGCATTGTCAAAGCAATAGGCGGTGATTGGGTTGCGCTCAAAGGTTATCTGTCGTCTGTAGAGCGTTAGCTCCAAACTCTCCACGGGCGAGGTGAAAGCCCCATACGTCTGTGGCACGTCATACAGAAACTGCTTGCCTACGCCTGGCGTGTACTCTAACATCTGAATAAATTCCCGTGCCTTGTACTTGTCGTAGCCGATACCTAGTATCGCAAAGGGCTTGCGTAGTATATCCTCCACGATGCGCCGATAGTCTATCACGTCTCCATCGACCAAATGCAGGTAGCCATACTCTGCCCAACGCTTGTACAGCTCGCTATTGGGGTGGTTGCCTATCTGACCCCGTGGGAAGTAGTACTCAGTGATGCTGTGAAACGGCACGGACACCTCCCTGCCTGCCACAACTCGGCCGGGCATATAGAGCAGATAAGTCACGGCGGAAAAGTCGTCCACAACGGAGAGGTCTACACTACAGACGGCACGCACATTGCGGTAGTCCTCCACACTCCCCTCGGGTAGATAGAGCGCCTCTATCTCCTTACCCTCTATCCACGACTTAGCACTATCCTCAGCAAAGATGTTGAGGAGCTTATTGCGGAACTCTTTCATATCGGACGAGCTGAGCCTCGCCTTATTCCACTCGCGCTCGTAGAAGTCTTCGTATACGGTCACACCGATATGCGGTTGCACCTTACGCCACGTGTCGGGGTCGCCCTCATCGTCTCCCTCGTCGGGCTGGAAGATGTGAGCGAAGACGCTATCATTCTCGACCTCGCCTCGCAATATGCTTTTGTAGAGGTTCAGCATCTCATAGAATGGCGTAGCGGTCTTGTCGCTGGCGGTCGTTATAACTATCGTCAGCGGGTTAAGCCTTGCCCCCATAGAGCTGGTGAGGACGTTCTTTAGGTCGGCACTCTCGCTCTGGCTATACTCGTCTAGGATAACGGTACTGGCGTTCAGCCCGTCTAGCGTATCACTGCGAGAGGCTAGACACTCGGCAAAGCTGGTCTTGCCTGCCATGAGGTTGTACACCTTTTCCCTATTGACCTTGAAGCGTCTCATCTTCGGGTCGAGGTTCTTCAGTACCGACTTAATTACGGCAAAGCAGATTTGCGCTTGGTTGTAGCTGTTCGCCCCCACATAGCACTGAGCGTTGCTATCGCCATAGAGGAGGTCATACACCGCTAGTGCTGCCACACTGGTTGTCTTGCTAAACTTCCTCGGCACGAAGAGCAGCGCTTCACGGGTCAGTCGCTTGTCGGTGCCTTTGTGGTAGAAGCCCATAATGCTGGCGAATTGAAACACCTGCACGGGGGTTAGCCTATACCGCTCTTTGCCCTTTTTGCCAGGAAACTGCAAGTACTCATAGAAGACGATAAACCGCTTGACCTCTAGCGGTCGCCACTCGTACCGCTCCATTAGCTCCACAAAGCGCACACCTGCCAAAAGCTCATAGGCGTTGTGTCTCTCGGGGTACTTCTTCAGTCCCAAGAGGTAGGTGTATAGCCTTGCGTCCGCCTCCTTGCACTTGCTGGCGGGGAGCTTGCACGACTTGATGCGCTCGGTCGCCTGCTCCTTTAGCGTCATTGCCCTTGAGTAATGTTGTCTAGCTTGTCTGTTAGACGGTCTAGCTGGTCTTCGGTCGGTGCCATAGATGCACGCACATTCATTGCGAGGTCGTTCAAAGCTCCTCTCAGCTCCTTAGTCGTATCTCGGTAAGCATTGAAAGCGGGGTTTATCTTCAACCGCTTCTCGCCTACACTCGTACGCTCCTCAACGGTCACACCATTCTCCAACATTGACCGATACGCCTCATCACGCAAATAAATCATCTGCGCACAGCTCATTATCAGACTATCGTACATCTTACTGTACAGCTGTAGCTTCTCCAGTACCCCTTTTATATCTCGGAATATCTTCTTCGCCTTGTCTACCTGCGGTGCCTCTGCACTCTTAGCACTACTCGCACGCTTAGAAGTGCTCCTCGCCTTGCTGGTCGCCTTGCGCACCGTCTTACTCTTAGCCTCTACAGCCTCGCTCTCTTCTTGCTTACTGGTTTCTCTTCTTACCATTGGTACTACTTATGTTACTACCTATAAGCACCACAGCCCCCGTTTTTAGTACCAACAGCACCGCAAAAAGCCACTTCAAAACTTTCCCTATCTTTGCACCAGAAAGCAATAGGTATCTTCTTTTGGTGTTTGAGTATTATCGTTTTTGCTTTTCTTTGTCTAAGCGTTAGTCCGCTTTGCTTTTTGTCCGTTTGTCCCGCTCCGTTGACCGCTCTCTTCCATATCCTCGGTCGCGTGAGCGGGACTTCCTTTTCCTCCGCTCCACCAAAAAGACCCATTGACCGCCCAAAATCGCACCACAACACCTCCTCAACCACCAAAAAAGCACCAAAAACAGCATACTCAGCCCAATTAACTGCCAAAAATCACACCACAACACCCCTTTTCCTTACTTCCTTTTCCTTACCTCCTTTTCCTTACCTCCTTTTCCTTACTCTCTTTTCCTTAGTCTCTTTTCCTTTTCCTTAAATTCTTCCCGTTTTTCCCCTGTTTTGCGCTGAAAAACCGCATTTTTTTTGACCTCGTGCGTAAAAATGGGGACGGGGCGGGTTTCGGCAGTCGGTCCCCCCCTATCAGAAAATCGCCCCCCCCCTGAGGTCGGTCGCCTGGCGTGCCTGACAAGGTGGCCACCGTGGCCAGTAGTGTCCACTGCGAGCAACGACGTAACAAGACAAGACAAGACAACAAGCAACGACAAACGAAACGAATCGAATCACGACAAGCAATCACGACAAGCGACAAGAGTAGATAAGAGATAACACAATAGACGATAAGAGCAACGACAAGCGACAAGCAACACAACAAGCACGACAAGCGACAAGAGGAGATACCTATATATAGATAGATCCAGCACGGCCACGATGACGGCACGACGATACTACTATATAATAGTACCAACAGGCACGACAAGCGACGAGCGACAAGCGACGAGCAACACAACAACCACGACAAGCGACAAGCAACACAAGCGACAAGAGCAACCACGACAACGCTGCACTACTATATAGTAAGAGTAAGCAACACAACAAGCAATAACAACACAAGAAGCAAACAACTCAAGAAGCAAACAACTCAAGAAGAAGAAGTAAACAACACAAGAAGAAGCAAGAGCAAACAACACAAGAAGCAAAAGCAAGCAAATCGAAGCAAATAGCGGTCGAAACAAGCGAAATGCGAAAGAATTTTCAAAGAAATTTCTGTACTTAATCTAGTGAAGTCTAGACAGTTACGATAGTCTTAACAATCATTAACTATGCATTTGACTGAAAACGTTTGCAAGTTCCAAAAGTTTTCGTACCTTTGCAGTGAACAAAACCGACAAGGGTTGTCACAACCTTAGTCAAACATATAGACGCACTGCCTCGCATCGTGGGTTTTCTGACTTTTATTGTCGGTTTTGTTCACCCCACTTTGCGGGGCAAACTTATATAAACCAAATCAGTCAAAATGAACAAGACCGACAAAGAGAATGCAACTCTACAAACTGCACAAGCAACCAGCGCACAAGAGAACCGTAAGCCCGTCACTCTAAAGAGAAAAGTAACTCTCAGGCGCAAAGTGACGCTAAAAAGAAAGCGTAAGCCCGTCACGCTAAAGAGAAAAGTCACTCTCAGGCGTAAAGTGACAATAAGGCGAAAAGTCACTCTAAGACGTAAGCACGCGCCCGTAACGATAAAGCGCAAAGTTACTCTAAGACGTAAGCGCACGCCAGTGACAATCAAACGCAAGGTCACTCTAAGACGAAAGGTCACCGCCACGGTCACAACCTACCAAAACGCACTAGACGCAACAGGCGTTACTATCTTGGGCTGGCTAGATCAATTCTACCCGACAAGAGACGAGGCCCAACACGAGTGGCACAACCTACTGGGGTATCTGGCCGAAACTTACGACCTCACAGACGAGGACGGCGAGCCAATCGATTTTTTTACGGCCTACGTTACGGACGCAACAGCCGAGCAGGCGCAACAGCTCCGAACCAATTACGAAACTATATATATCGCCTATAGTGCCGAGCTGGATAAGTACGTATTACTTACCACGTGGTGGGGCTGCTCTATGGAGCAAGTGCCCGTAACTGAGTACACTCGCAACTCTACACAAGTCGCCTAACAACTCACAAGGGTACCGCCTGCAAGCGGTACCCGCTATATACCCACCAACTAAGATACTATACTACTATGCGCACCGCACGATATACATATTACCGCCTAATTAGTAGGCGCTCCGTATGGTCTAACTACTTAGTAAGATGTGACGCAACAGCCGAGACGGCCGAGGTAATACAACGACTTGACAAGCTCGCCACGACTAGCTACAATCTAGACTGGCAACGCGCCAAATATAGCAAGCGCACCGACTATGTGCTAAATCGTGGCCGCCTCTACCTTGTTGACGACTGTAATAACAGCCTAATACCTCAAGATATTAACGAGCTGGCAACACTATACGCCTAACAACCACCACGGGGCCACGCTAACCAGTAGCCCCACAACCAAACCAAATCAATCAAACCAAAAGAGATACAAGCTATGAACACCGCATATAACAACAACCCCACGACAATACAGGAGTCCCGCAACCGCTACAACGCACTACTCGCACAAGCACTCAAGCGTATCAACGACCGCAAGAGAAGCAAGACGGCACAAGAGCCCGAAGAGGTGACGACAACCGCCACGGACGTAACGACAACACCAACACAACAGCCCGAACCAGTCGCAACGCCTGAGAATGTGACGACCGAAACGACCGAGGAAAGCAAGCCCGAGCAGGTGACAACACGCAAGACGACCACGACAAGACGCACCAAGACCGCCAGCACGAAGCCTCTAGGCCGTGATATATATCATATATTCTGCGAGAAACAAAGCAGATGGGCAATAATGTTTGATAAGTCAGTATACCACGACCCCGAAGGATACGCCTTACTATCTGATAATGTTGTACTAATTGAAAGCAAACTGGACTATAAAGAAGAGTACAGCGGTAAATTGATTCAAGAGGACGGGACCGAAAGCAAAAATGACCCCCAACTACTTAGCAAATATAAAGAGATTTGCCGACCAACAGGGGACAAATATGCAACCACCCCGAAAGAGATAGAAGAGCAGATAAAAGCAATACAAGACGAAGAGAAGCGCACCGCACTTTGCGACCTATTTGACAAGGATATGACCCCCGAAGAGGTCAAAGAAGAACTAAAATACAATAAGGAGGCCCGAGCACACGCAAACGCAAAAGCGAATCCAAAGTTTGTAAAGTTATTATTCCCGACTGGCGACTATATGTTTCTACACCTTAAGCAACTAAAAAGGGGGCTAAGTGTTGCGAAGAAACTGGGTACAAAATGCATATCTAAGCCAAACAATATCTTACAATTTACAGGCGAGGCGGGTAGAATAATAGTCGCAGGGTGCATAATACGTCCCGAAGACGAAAGCACAATAGCGCACCTGACAATAGACCTAACGGGCGCAACACCAGCCCCCGCAGATACGACCGCAATAGAGGAGGCGACCCCCGCCACGGCTCCACAAGCGACCGAAGAAGATACGACAACAGTCCCCGAGGCAACAGCCGAAACGCCTGTACAGGAACCCGAAGAGGTGACGACCGAAGAGGGTCCCGAATTGACTGTAGAGCAAGAGAACGACAACGCCCCCGTATTACTTGACCTTATTAAGCGGTACGGAAATCTAGGGGCCAAATACCTTGAGTCCCTAGACTATACACAAGCGACCGAACAAGTATACAGTACCAAGAGAGGCAACAGCACAAAAGTGACCGAAAGATATTACACAATAGATGGCCGGACTATATACGGACTATATAGACGATATAATAAAAACGGCAAGCGGGCCGAATTTGCAGTATATCAGGACGGGCAAAGAATCGAGACAAGGGCGTACGGAAAGAATAATAACAACTACAAAGCCGAAATACAATATAACGGGGGCGAATTTGTTTACAACGTCACGGACGGCAAAATAACAGGCGGTTACTATACAACGGCCGACAAGCTTACAATCGTACGCTTTGACGACGACAACAGGCCGACCCCCCTCCGCGACCTACCCGCCCCCGCTCCAAGCAAACCAACAAGCAAGGAGACGACAAAGGAGGAGCCCGCAACGACTAAGCAGGAGCAACCGACAAGCAAGCAAGCCCCAGCCACTGAGGCGACAGAAGACCCCGAAGAAGTCGTATTTCTAAAGGGTGCCGAGCTAGACAAAGCAATAGACGAGTATATAAAAAAGCACGAATACCTTTGCGATATGCTAGATATTAAGTACTACAAATCTCACTACTACTATTATATCACGCCTGACGGGTATATTGTTAAGCTAGACAAGAAAAAGCCCCGCAGGAACTTATATATAGCAGACGAGGGCCCGTTTTACGAGAGTTATGCAAAAGGAGAGGTAACCGACCGAAGCATCTTTTTCTCGCACAATTTGGAGACCCTAAGCGACTTTGACCGCGATAGACTAGAGAGTACAGCCTGCTGTAGAGTCAAACGGACTAAAGACGGTACTCTATCCATAAGTACATACGATATGCGCCCCGAATACGAGTACGACGAAGAAACGAAGACTTACAAAGAAGTGCCAGCCAAGAAGCCGACCACCCGAGAGCTTGCTGTATATGTGGCCGCATGGGATGCGTACGAAGCCGACCAGCGGGCACGACTGGAAAAGTACTGGAAGCGTTACAGTGACAAAGTATGTGTTAATACCTACTGGGCCGACCGATAACAACAGGCGG